ATTAACGACACTTCAGCAAACCATCAATATGTAGTTGCAGTAAGTGAACTTGCGGCAGATAGAACTGTCACATTACCGTTATTGGGTGGCGCAGACGAATTTGTCTTTAAAGATCATACAGTAACTATGACCAACAAGACGTTGACAAGTCCTGTTCTTACAACACCAAAAGTATTACAGTTTACAGATACTAGCGGTAACGAGACAATCAAAACGCCTGCGACTGGTAGTGCGGTAAACTTCTTAGTGATAACTAACTCCGCATCATCAAATCCAATTATAATTGAACCAGATGGTGCAACTAACTTAGGATTGACTCTAAAAGCAAAAGGCACAGGTTCAATCGATCTTGCAACTAAAGTATCAATGACCTTAGAAACTTTAACTGGTACTGGTGCAGCGTCAGCATTGGTTCCACTTACACTTTTAAATAACGGTGGTGCAATCGCAATATCACTCATCAACGGTGATAAGAATGGTCAAATGAAAAAATTTATTAACATAGGTGCTGGTGTTGCAACAATTACTCCAGCAACATTTGCAAACGGAACTACTGTGGCACTTGCACAATACGCAGTGGCGGAACTCATATGGACTGGTGCGACTTGGGTACTTTGCAATCAGGCAACATCTGGTACAGTTCCAGCACTTACTGTAGCATAAACGAGAGATAAAACATGGCAGCTATAATTACACAAAACACAAAGAAACTCTTCATGTCACAGTTGCAGGCCGACGCAGACTCCGCCGCAACCAAGTACTATATCGGTATCGGTAAAAGTGAAGATTGGAATGACTCTGATACTGCGACAACTCCTCAGATAACTGAGAGAGAAGAGAGAGATTTCAGACTTAGTATGCAGAGTGCAAAACTGGCCGCAGATTATTCCTTTGTTATTCCTCGCGTCAACTGGTCATCAGGAACAGTTTATGGTGAATATGATGACTCGATTGTATCTCACCCAGCCACACCATACTATGCCATGATCGACAATAACCAAGTTTACGTTTGTCTTCGTCAGTCAAGAGGCGCAGGCGGTGTTGCCAACGCATCAACTGTTGCACCATCAGGTACATCTCAAATTCCTTTTACAACAAGTGATGGATATGCATGGAAATTCTTATACACAGTTGGTGTTATTGATAACACTAACTTTACAAGTGCAAACTTTATACCAGTAAAGAAAGTTCGTATTTTAGATTCAGATGGATCTGGAAATATCACATCTACATCTACAGACGTACAACAAAAGACTGTACAGGATAGTGCGGTTGCAAGTCCTATTTGTGGTATCGATCTAACAAATGGTGGGGCAGGATATTCTTCTGCACCGTCTGTAACAATTGTTGGTAACGGTTCTGGTGCGACTGCATCTGCTACAGTATCAGGTGGTGCGGTTACAAAAGTTGTAATCGACGATAGTGCGTCTACTCTGAAAATGGGTACAGGATATGATTACGCACACATTGCATTCTCAGGTGGAGGTTCACCAACAACAAGTGCTGCCGCAAGAGTTCGAATAGGGCCAAAGGCAGGATTTGGTGCAGACGCAAGAGATGATTTACGTGCAAAGTCGATGATGTTTAACATTCAACCTGCTGGTACTGAAGATGGAGAATTCCATGTTGGAACTTCATTCAGACAAATCGGTCTTCTTAAAAATCCAACAGATAGTGCTGGTACTGCATATTCTTCGACAAGTGGTAACGCATTACGCAGACTTAAACTCCATCAGAAAACTTCAAACTTTACACAAGGTTCTTTGTTGACTGGGGGTACATCAGGTGCAAAGGCATATGTGGGTGACACAGACTCAGATGAGATCTGGTATCACCAAAACGAAGATACATTGTTTACACCATTCCAAGCCGCAGAGGCAGTGACAGACGCTGCTGGTGGTATCGGTATCACAGACTCCGCAACAGGAGTAGGTGGATTTAATAATGGTGGTGCGATAGATCCATTCAGTGGAGACTTACTATATATTGAGAACAGAGCAAAAGTTATTCGTTCGACAGATCAAACAGAAGATATTAAAGTTATTATAGAAGTATAGGGAATAAAATGACCACACAAATAATAAAAGACACGTTTCTTAATACCTATAAAGACGATTATAAAGATAGTGACAACTATTACAAAATCCTCTTCAATAATGCTCGGTCTTTGCAACAACGTGAACTTAACCAGATGCAGTCAATTCTTACAAATGACATTGCACAGAATTCACAGTTTATTTTTTCTCAGGGTCAGGCATCTCAGGGTGGTGTATTAACAGTACTCAATAAAGTTAATTTTATTAAATTAGACGCTACATCAGGAACAACAATTGATTCTCTTACAAACCCAACTACAGATCTAGTTGGAATAGTATTTACTGAATCTGACACAGGTGTAAAGTTTAGAGTTGGTAAAGTAGACGTTGCGACAGGTTCTACCAAGGCGACTTTGTATGGTGCGTATGTAGATGCCAACAATGCGACTGGTGAGGCAGATGACGGTATTAAAATTACAGACGGTAAAACTCTTACTGGTACAGATGGCACTACACTGACAAGTTTTTCTGGTGGTGGTACGGCAGATCCGACAAAAGGGTTTGGTACTATTGCAACAATTAACTCTGGTAAATTTTATCTTGATGGTCACTTTGTTTTTGCTCCAGAGCAATCACTAACACTATCTCAATATACAAGTACCTATACAGGAACAGTTGGATTTAGGGTTACTGAAGAAATTGTAACTTCAGCAGACGATAACGAATTATTTGATAACAGTGGTGCAACACTAAACACTGCATCACCTGGCGCAGACAGACACAAAATTACTCTTACGTTTATTGACGAAGCAGACATTAGTGCCGGTGATTACTTTATCAAACAGGGTTCAATTGAGAATGGTAAAATTGCCTTCGCGGGGGCTGGGGGTGGTGGTCAAAGGGTCGCCGACCTGAATGGCCTTCTCGCTACATACCGTAGAGAAGAATCTGGTGACTATGTGGTCAGAAGATCATTTATAGACTTTGAAACAAATGCAGACAGCGATCAAAAATTTGACTTGACAATTGGTGATGGTAAGGCGTATATTAATGGTCACCGTTATCACCAAAGAGCGCCTGTAACAGTAACAGAACTTAAACCTAGAACAACTGCAACTATCAATAACGGAGTAGCAATACCAGCCTTTGGTAACTATGTGGTTGCAACAAACTTTAATAGTAAAACGATCACAGATAAGATCTCTACTTTTGCCACGATTACATTAAAAAATGCGGTTACATGGGGTAGCACTTCAATTGGTACTGCAAGAATTAAAGCAATCGAACCATTCGGTGCAAAATGGAAAGTATATCTTATGGATGTACAAATGGTTGTTGGATATAACTTTGGTGCGACTAAATCAATGGGTGTTTCTGCGACTGATTACTTTAACGTAGAACAGACCAATGGCGTCGCTGAAATGAAAGATGTTAGAAATAACAATCTCTTCTTTGATCTTCCAAAAGAACGTCCTGCCTCATTGACAGACATTACATTGACCACACAGAGAATTGTGGCTGGTACTACAGACGCATCTGGTAACGTAACACTTGCACAATCTTTGATTGGTGGTTCTGGTAACACATATACTGATACAAGTAACTGGGTTTGTAACATCGATAGTGATGGTACAAGTAGGGCGCCTACGTATACACTTAACAGTGGTGGTGCAACTACTACAGTTGCATTGGGATCAGATGGTGGTAGTACTGCAATTGCCGTTGCGGTATTTGCACAGAAAACTGCAACTCCTGCCTCCAAAACACTTACTAGTACTACAGCCACAATTGCACCAGCAACAGTAGATGGTGTAGCAAACTCCGTTCCTCTCGGACACGCGGATGTTTACGAAGTCACAGTTATTAAAGATGCCACGGCTGCTGGTAATGATATTTCAGATAGATACGATCTGGATAATGGTCAGAGAGATAACTTCTATGATGCTGGTAAACTGATATTAAAAGGTGGTAAAACTGCGCCATCAGGAAACGTTTATGTTGAATTCAAATATTTTGCACATGGTACTGGAGACTTCTTCTCAGTAGACTCTTATACTGGTCAGATTGCATATCACCTAATTCCAACTCACAGACAAGCGAATGGGGATATCATTCAACTTAGAGATGTGTTGGATTTCAGATCCAGAATGGATAATACTGGTAACAACTTTACTGGAACTGGAAAAAAAGTTATTCCACTTCCAAGAAACAACGATAGTATTACTCTAGATGAGACTTACTATCAAGGACAGGCTGGTACAATATTTCTCAATCAAAGTGGATTTTGTGGTATATATCTCGGAGATCCATCGGATAATCCTAGATTTTCAACAAAGGCAGATACGCCAGGATATATGAAAATTGCAACGGTCAACATCAATCCTTATATGTTAGATGATGAAGACTTGTCAATTGATTACGTCGATCATCCTAGATTTACAATGAAAGACATTGGGGATATCGAACACAGACTTGACGAACTTGAAGAAGTGGTTGCAATGAACCAACTAGAACTTGCAACATCAACACTTGATGTTCTGGATAGTTCTGGTGCAAATAGATTGAAGTCGGGAATTACTGCCGATGACTTTAAAAACCACGCATTCTCAGATACTACCTTACCTGATTATCGGGCTGCAATTGATCCTGCCAGAAACGAATTAAGACCAGAGTTTGAGGCAAAACCAATTGAACTGTTATATTCTGCGGATAGTTCGACTAACACAGTTCTTGTTGGTGATAAAGTTATGTTAACTTACGGTCATGCAGTTTGGAAGAATCAGTCAACTGCATCTCGGGCGGTTCCACTCAATCCTTTTGATATACAAATAATCACAGGTGATATTGAAATGTCACCAACATCAGATGCTTGGTATGATGATGTAACACTACCAGATAAAATTGTCAAGGGTGATACTCTTTTAGACAAATCTCAAACCAAACAGTTTAACAGTTGGGATTTTAACTGGTCAGGTGTAAAGGCCGAAGATGTTAAAGACTACAAAGAAGGTCACGTATTTGCTTCCAAAACAAAACTAGGTGGAACATATAGTTCTGGTGGTAGTACAACTGCGGCTGGTCAACAGACGACTAATACGTATCAGAAATCTAGTACACAGTCACACTATATCAGTAAGATTTCAAGTGTACAAGAAAAAATTGGTGATACAAAAGTAAACCTTGTTTCTAAACCTTATATGAGATCCAGATTTGTTTCATTCCGCGCCACAGGACTAAGACCAAACACAGAATACTTTGCGTTCTTTGATGGTAAGAATGTTGACGATTGGGTAAACACTGAAACAGGTGTAGGCGGATTTGTTAGATTTTCATCTCTGGAGAGAGGAAACCCTTACTTAGATGTTGGTACAAAGTTTAGAACTGCAACACAATATCCATCAGCATTAGGTGGCCCAACTACAAACAAACGAACAGATGCGAATGGTGCAATCTCAGGATATTTCTTGATACCGCACACTTCTAGTATTAAATTTAAATCAGGTAAAAAAGTGTTTCAGTTGCAAGACACTAGTAAGTTCTCAAAACAGGGTGAGGACACAACATTTACATCTTTTGCTAAGTTCTTTTTCTTGTCAGAAGGTACTATAAGAGAATCACAAAGTGAATATCTAGAGACACGTACATATCAACTTGCAAGTGGTACAGTAGATGACTCGTCATTGATCTCGACTAAAGTGACTGAATTTGAACCAAGTTGTTTCATGCCTCACGCACTAGTAACGATGGCAGATGGTACAGAAAAACCAATCTCTGAAATTGTTGTCGGTGATCAAGTAAAATCACCTACTAGAGAAGGTAAATTCAACACTGTCATGGAAATAGAAACACCTCAACTTGGCGATAGATTAGTATACGGTTGGAATGGTAAAGAACCATTTGTGTCAGAAGAACATCCACTCTGGATGGGGCCAGATGTCGGATGGGGTGCATTTAATCCTACAACATTATTTGAAAGAGAGTTTACAACTTTTGCTCAAGTAGTAAGAGAAGAACTAAAAGATGTTAGTGAACTTCGAAGTGGATCTGAACTAATTACATTGAATGGAACAGAAACAATATCTGATCTTGTACCAGTAGAGTTACATCCACACACAACTTTGTATAACTTACTGTTAGACGGAGATAATACATATTTTTGTGAAGGGTATGTAGCACACAATAAATGTGGTGTACAAGTTGATGGAACCAAGTGTCCAGACGCGCCAGGTGGTGAGTGTTTCATTCCAGAAGCTCTAGTTCTTATGTCAGATGGTTCTAGAAAAGAAATTCAACATGTGGAAATTGGTGACAAACTTATGGGTTGGAAAGGTGATGTGAATACTGTAGTAGACACACCGACATTTACCCTTGGCACAAATAAAATACACGGTTTCAATGGTAAAGATCCATTCGTTACTTCAATGCATCCTATTATGACTAATAAAGGTTGGGCAAGTTTTGATCCAGAGGCCTATAGAAAAGATTGGTCAGAAGATTATGATCTAGTTGCATCTGAAAACGAAGATGGAATTATACATGAACTAAAAGAAGGTGATTCTGTTGCATGGAAGATCGGAACTGATGACGTAGTTTATCAGTCAATGGATAATCTAACAACTAGGTCAGAAAATCCAGACTTTAAAGTATACAACTTAACTTTGGACGGTGATCACACATTTGTAGTTGAAGATATCGTTGTTCACAATAAAGAAGGGTGCTTTATAGGAACCACTCAAATCGAAATGGCCGATTACTCAATGAAGAATATTATTGATGTAAAAATCGGTGATAGAGTGTTCAACTGGGATCGTTCACAGATTAACACTGTTATGTGGGTCGAAAGAGTTCCAAACAATCCTTGGAAAGAATTGTATTCTCCTTCTGCTGATCACGAACCATTTGCGACAACAAACCATCCAATGTATATGGGTAATACTCTTGCGGTTGTAGATAGTGAAGAAGTTGAAAACAAATATCCATGGCTCGGTAAAATGAAAAAATGGGTTCAACCAAATGTGATAAAATCAGATGTTAATGTATATAACTTATGGGTTGACGGAGATGGTACGTTTACAGTTAACGGATTTGGTACTACATCAATTATCGGTGACGGTGGTTTTGTAAGATCTGCCGCTGTAAATGGACTACTAGAAGAAAAACACGTGCAAAACGCTCTAATGTATTTCCAAGGTACAAAACGTAGATCATATGGTGCATACATAATCAATAAGGCAATGACTGATGTTAATTCACGATTGTTGGCCAATATGATCAAATCTAAAACTGGTTTAAAGGTACTGGGTATTGGAGCAAGTATGTTAGGCAGTGTACTATGTCTTAAAAAACCTAAAATTAAATTAGGAAAAACACTAAGAACAAAAGTTGAGGAAGTATAATGGCAAAAGAAGTCAATCACGAGTTTAACAAAAAAATACATCCATTAGCACAGACATTCTTTGTTTCGGAACCAGATGGTGTTTTTATAACAAAAATTGGATTGTTTTTCTCTGAAGTTTCGAGTACCTTGCCCGTAACGCTTGATGTTCGAACAGCAGAAAAAGGAAATCCAAGTACTTTAGAATATCTGCCTGGATCGGTAGTCACCAAGACTGCCGCTCAAATGAGTTCGGCCGCATCAGCGGCGGGCACAACTGAGACAGAGTTTGTATTTGATGAACCAATGTTTCTTAATGGGGGTCAACAATATGCGTTTTGTCTGAGAACTGCTGCTAAAAATAAATACAAAGTTTGGACATCACTTGTAGGTGACTACAAACTTGGTACTACTCAGGAAAGAGTTACACGTCAAATTGAACCAGGCGCTATGTTTAAATCACAGGCTGGACTAAGTTACCATGCAGAGGTAAATGCGGATATTAAATTTAAAATATATCGTGCAAGTTTCACTGCGTCAAGTGGTACTGCAATTTTCAAAGATGATGTTCCACCAGTTCAAACACTAGGAACCAATCCATTTGCTGGTGCGGCAGGCGATGCAACAATCACAATGTCTATGAACAATCATGGGTTTGTAGTCAACGAAAAAGTAAATATCCAAGGATTGACGGCAGGATCTTCATATAATGGTATTCTCGGAAGTAGTATCATGGGTCAAAGAACTGTGACAGGGGTAGACGGAAACGCCCTAACCTTTGAGGCAGACTCCAATTGTGACAGTGCGATTTCATTTGGTGGAACAGGTGCGACATCTACGAGACAGTATAAAATGGATCTCGTACAATTACAGGCCGCAGAATTTGTTCCAACACCATGCGAGACAAAATACAGTGGAGTGTTTACAACTACCACATCTCTTGCTGGTACAGAGTCGCCTGGCGCTCAACCAGCCGCAATTGAACTAGACAACTATAGAGATACATTGTTTGATTTTCCACGTGTGATCTTGTCAGACTCTAATGAGGCAAACTACGCTGGTATAACTGAGTCTACAAAAATTACTGCAACAATGTCTGGACTGGCTGGTAACAATGCGTTATCTCCAGTCATCGATATGCAAAGAGCGCAGTTGATCGCAATTACTAATGTTGTTGATCGTCAGGCGTCTGGTGCGACTACTGGATACAACGTACCATTGAATTATGTTGCGGAGACAGATCCTAAGAATGGATCGTCTTTGGCCAAACATATTACCAAACCTGTAAAACTGGAAAACGGTGCAACAGGTCTGAAGATCTTATTTGGTGGACATAGAATGGAAGGTTCACACATTGATGTTTACTTCAGATCCACACTAACAGGTACGGACTCTGATATTCAACAGAAATCATTCACAGCAGTTCCTGCTGATAACGATGTACCTAATGATGTGAACAGAAGTACATTCCACGATTACAGATATACAGTGGGTGGAACGTTTGCAAAGGATCAAAGAGAGTTCGATCAATATCAGATAAAATTAGTATTCGGTGCTCAGAATTCTTCTAACGTACCACGTATCAAAGATTTGAGGACTATTGCGGTAGCATAATGACAAAAACATATTTGAAAATTGAAGGCAGTGACAGTTTTGTGAGAGACACCGAAAGTGGTGCAATAATTAATATAAATACTTCTGAATTTGATAAATTAAAAAAGATCCGAGAATATAAAAAGAATAAAGAGAATGAAATTAGTGAGTTGCAAAATGAAGTAAGTGAGATTAAATCGTTACTGAAACAATTACTAGAGAAGAGTTAACATGGCAAGAGAGTTTATAACACTAGACACTAGAGTCGATGCGTTCAAAGACACATTCAATAGTCTTACCGACAAGGTTGGCGATCTTGCTCTCCTTACTACTACAGGTGACTCCGATTTAGTTCAGGCAATCAACGAACTTGATAGTGATGTTGGGGCTCCTGCCAGTCTTACAACTACTACTAAACAAAATATTGTTGCATCAATCAATGAACACGACGCGGAACTAGGTACTATTACATCTGGTGCAATGGGAACCACTGCATCCACAGTATCTACTGCAATAAAAGAATTAGACAGTGACCGAGACAGACTTGTAACATATACAGGTATGCCTACTGCAATTACTGGAATGGACAACAGTACAGGTAACGTCTTATCGACTGCCGTACTAAATCTAGACAGTGCATTGGGTAACAGATCCGCACTGACAACAACCGCCGATCAAGATGTCGTAGTTGCGATTAACGAATTGGACGCAGAACTTGGAACAATATCCGCTGGTGCGATGGGAACTACCGCATCCACCGTATCCACTGCGATAAAAGAGTTAGATTCTGATAGAGATAGACTTGTAACATATACTGGTTTGCCTGCGGCTATCACAGGAATGAGTAACGCGACTGGTAACGTTATATCTACATCTTTACTTTCACTTGATAGTGCGGTGGGTCTTAGAACAAATCTTACTACGACTGCAAAACCAACTCTGGTTGCGGCGATTAACGAACTACATGCAGAGATGGGTAACGTTACTGCTGGTGCGATGGGAACATCTGCATCGACAATTGTAACTGCGATTGCCGAACATGAGACACAAATTAACGCAAACAAAACAGCAGTAGACAGTGACCTCGGTACAGTCAACGCATCGAATATGGGAACAGTCGCACACACAGTTGTGGCAGCGATTAACGAACTCCACACACAACTGGATACGTTAGATAGTGATGCGGCTGCCAACCCAGTTGGTGCAATTACCTCATTGACTACTACAGTTAAATCTTCAATTGTTAATGCGATAAACTCCCTAGATAGTGATGTAGGTACAAGAACAAGTTTAAATACTACGGCAGATCAAAACCTAGTAGTTGCAATCAACGAAGTTTCTAATCGTGCAATTAATGTTAAAGATAGTGACGGTACACTACTGAACACAGCTTAAGGGTTTAATATGTCAATAATAGACGGACTACTCAAACTAGACGGATCAGATGGTAGTCTGAAGAAGATGACTGCCGCGGAAGAGAACTATCTCGCACACCAAGCAGGATTGCAACTCGCTGATGCGGGCCCAGCACAAATTGCGTCTATTACATCCTCATCTTCTGGTAATGCCACAGTCGGTACATATACGAACACGACTATGGATGGTAACGTTGGCGATCACGATGCATCCGCAAGAAATGTCACCACAACAAATACAACCTTATATCAGAAAGAAGGAACTGCCGCAACTAGTGGCGTTAATTATTTTCAACCAGTTATATTTGATAAGTCAGATACTAAAACAATTAAGGTTGTAAACGATGCGGAGATGGCCGTTGTTGTTGATCGATTATTGTTGACTATCTTTGCAAATGATTATGCTGGTACATACAAAATAGGATCATCTGCACCAAGTAGTGATTACTCTGTACATATTTCAAATGTTTTCTCTGACACACGTGCAGACGGTACTACAGTAAACTATAGTATATACAAAAGAGATACCTTTACGGAACCCACTAAAATTAGTCCTATGCGACTATTGAACAGTAGTGGTGACCTACAGGCAATGACGCCTGCACAGATTAAATATACATTTGGAAATGTCGCAAAAACTAGAATTATGAATGGCTCCGCTGGTGTAGGAACTTATCAACTTAGATCATCCGCACAGGGTGTTCCAACTGATTCTGGTACATGGGTTGCGAAAGGTACTGCAACCGATATAAGAAATACACTTTCAGATGAAAACTATACACGAGACAGTACCGACAGTTTTGCGGGAAATTATTCGGGCGCTGCATATCAAACCTTTTATCAAACATCATATCAAGGTGAGTATGACGGCAACTATACTGGTCAGTATGTTGGTAACTACGCTGGTAACTACGATGGATCTGGAGATTTTACACGCAACGCACTAGAAAATTATGCGGTGGACTACGAAGGAAACTTTGATGGTGCCTCGCCTGGAGATGCAGGCGGTGGCTTTGAAGCAATATACGTTGGTAACTATGAATCCGATTACACTGGTAACTTCATTGGTAACTACGATGGTGTTTATTCAAGAACTAGCACAAGATCCGAAGAAGAAACCTTTACACGTGTCACCGTTATAAACTATTCTGGAGTCATAGGTGATGGGTCTACTGTTTATTCGCAAGTATCATATACAGGTGATTATACTGGTACGTATACTGGTAACTATGTGGGTGAATATGAAGGTCAATTCACACGAGACCTTACTTCTAATTTTATTGGTAACTTTGAAAGAAACTATACTGCAAATTATGTTCCTACATATGTTGGTACTTACGAAGAACACTATGTAGGCGACTATACTGGTAACTATGAGGGTGGTGCAGATTATATAGGGGGTTATAGTGGTAACTACGATGGCGAGTATATTGGTGATTTTGAAGGTGATTTTACATCAAACTATGTCAGTAACTATACGGCAAATTATATAGGGGATTATACAGGGAACTTCGTCGGGAACTACGCAGGCTCAACAATTCAATCAGGAGTTCAAACGATAGAGACATATACACTTTACGTCAGAACTGCATAATTTTTAGGTTATAAATAGTCGTATGTCTACAGCACACATACCCCTTCTCTCACAAGGCACAAACGGTGACCTTATACAGTTCTCGGATAGTGCCGAGAATTATCTTGCGTATCGTATGGGATTGCATCTCGCTTCCATGTCGCACGATTCAGATGCATCCAGATTAAATATAACTGCTGGCGATTCTGCAAGTCATCCTCTTGCAATCGGTACATACACAAATACAAAATTTAATGAAGCAGTAGGATCACACGCTGGTTTTACGACGGCAACTAATACTGTTACAATGTATCAGGTAGATGGAACAGTTGCACAAACAGGTGGTGATTATTTCAGACCCATCGGATTTGCAGACGGACACGCAGATCATAGAATAGAAGAAATGAAAGACAGTGATCTGACTGTATTGACAGACAGATTGTTGACTAAGGCGTTTACTGGAGATTATCCAGGCACATATAAAATTGCATCATCGGCACCTTCTGCACAGTATAGTGTTGCAGACTCAGATATATTTACAGATACAAGAGCAGACGGAACAAGTGTAGGATATGACTTGTATGTCAGAACTGCAATGTCTGCACCCACTACCAAAAAACCATTTAGAATTGTTAGAGATCCAGATTCAGACGGGCCATCGTTAAATATTGGTACAAACTTTACTGGTCTTAAAGAAATGTCTGATGCACAAACGCAATACACACTAGGTACTCAGGGTGCAAACAGGATTATCGCTGGTGGTATTGGAACATATCAGTTCAGAACTGCAACGCAAGGTGTTCCCAGTGCAACAGGTACATGGGTTGCAAAGGGTGTTGCATTAGATACAAAACAAGAGACTGCTGATCAGAACTATACGCGAGATAGTACTAGAGACAGTACTAGAGATAGTACTCAGGACTTTACACACGCATATGTGGGTGATTATGCGATTAACTTTGAAGGTAATTATGTAGGTGAATATACTGGTACATCTACAAGAACATCAACTGTTGCATACGAAGCAGACTACGTTGGGGATTATGTCGGTATATTCCAACGAAACTACACACGAGATAGTACACAAAACTTTGTAGGAAACTATGAAGCAGATGGCTATGCTGGTGATTATGTTGGTCAATATACTTCTGACTATGTTGGTGAGTATCTTGGTAATTATGATGCAACTTATGAAACTGCATATGAAGGGCCTGATTATGCTGGTAATTATGAATCCGATTATGTCGGTGATTATGGTGGTGACTATCAGGGTGATTATGTTGGCGGTAACTTTGAAGGTAATTACACTGGAAACTTTGAAGGTAATTATGAAAGTTTTTACGAAACTAATTATACTAGCAATTATGGAACTACTTATGATGGTGATTATGTTCAACAGTTTGTTGGCGATTACGCTGGTAACTATGAACCAAATTATGCAGGCGAGTACGTTCCAAATTATATTAGTAATTATGTTAGTAACTACGAAGGCAATTACGTTGGTGAGTACGCTGGTGAATATGTTGGTAACTATGAACCAAACTATGTCGGAAACTATGAACCCAATTACGTAGGAAACTATGAGGTAGATTTTGCTGGAGATTATATTGGTCAATATACTAGTAACTATGTAAGTAATTACGAAGGTGATTATGTTCAACAGTTCGTAGGAAACTATGAAGGTAATTTTATTGCGAACTATGGGGCTGGATACGAGGCAGTCTACGATGGTAATTATGTTGGAGAATACGCTGGGGATTACGTAGGCGAGTATGTTGGAGAATATACAGGTGCCACATTCGATGGTGACTATGCTGGTAACTATGTCGGTAATTATATCGGAGAATATGCGGGCGATTATGTTCCAGACTACGTTGGTGACTATACAGGCGACTATGGTGGTAATTACGCTGGTAACTATATCGGAGAATATGCGGGCAATTATGTTCCAAACTATACAGGCAACTACACTGGTAATTACGAAGGAACTTACAACCGAGATAGTACTACTGCCTTTGCTGGTAACTATACACCAAACTATACAGGCAACTACGCTGGTCAGTACACAAGAGATAGTACACGAAACTCTCAACGGACTTCGACACGAAACTCTCAACGGACTTCGACACGCGACTCAACCAATAACTTTACAGGCAACTTTGCTGGTAACTTTGCTGGTAACTTCTTAGGTGACTATACTGGTAACTTTGCTGGTAACTTCGTAGGTGACTTTGTTGGTAACTTCACTGCATTTTTTAGTGGGTACGGTGGATCAAACAGGGCAACAAACTATACGAGAACATCTACTCGAACTTCAACTAGAAACTCACAAAGAACATCTACACGTACATCCACACGTGATTCGACAACAGTGTTCACAGGTAACTTTGCTGGTAACTTCGTAGGTGACTACACTGGTAACTTCTTAGGTGACTATACAGGTAACTTTGTTGGTAACTATGATGCAGTGTACACTCGTGCAAGTGTTGGTGCTGTCTTTACTGGTGACTATACAGGTAACTTTGTTGGTAATTATTCGGGTAATTATACTAGAGATAGTACTCGTGCAAGTGCTGGTGCAGCCTTTGTCGGTGATTATGCTGGTAATTATGCTGGTAACTATATTGGAGAATATGCGGGCGGCTATGCTGGTAACTATGACGCTGCTGCGTTTGTAGGAGACTACGGTGGTAACTATGCAGGCAACTATATTGGAGAATACGTAGGAAACTACGAACCAAATTATGCAGGCAACTATGGTGGTAATTACGCTGGTAATTATGCAGGCGATTACATCGGTCAGTACACTGCAAATTATGTGTCTGAATATGAAGCCGCATATGCAACAGATTTCGCTGGTAACTACGACGGTAACTATGTTGGTGCATATGATGCAGCATATCAAACAACCTATGATGGTAACTATGTGGGTGAATATACTACAGCCTACGATGGTGACTATACAGGTGCAGTGTTTGCTGGTGACTATACAGGTGATCCGTATGCTGGTGATTACTCAGGTAACTATGCTGGTGATTACATTGGCAATTACGATGCAGCATATCAGACTAATTATGAAGCAGCGGCATACGTCGGTGATTATACAGGGGCAGTATTTGTCGGAGATTATGCTGGTAATTATGACGGCAACTATACTGGTCAATATGATGCCGCCTATGAATCAGACTACGTGTCAAATTATGTTTCTAACTTTACAAGAGATAGTACGGATGATTTTACAAGAATATCAACTGTAAATTATCAGGGCGAGTATATTGGAGAATATGGTGGTAACTATACTTCAAACTATATTGGAAACTATATCTCGAACTACATCAGTAATTATCAATCTGATTATGTTGGTGATTATGCTGGTAATTATCAAACTGTTTATGATGGCAATTATCTTGGAAACTATATTCCAACCTATGATGGAGATTATACAGGTAATTTTGAAGGTAATTACACAGCCGATTATGAGGGTGAATATGATGGTAACTACACTGCAAATTATAGTACGGATTACGTAGGAGACTATGAAGGCACCTTTGCAGGCGATTACATAGGAGATTATGGTGACAATTATGAAGGTAACTACACAGGAAACTATGTGGGGAACTTTATTGGTAATTATGTTGGTAATTATGTTGGTAACTATTCTGGAATTACCATGCAATCATCCAGCGCAACGATAGAAACGTATACACTCTACGTAAGAGTTTCTTGACAAAATTGACATTATATGATACACTATATACAGTGTAATTGCAAATACAATAGGTGAAAATAATGAAAAAAGAATGGCGACATCCTTTCTGGGAAAACTACCAAAAAGATAGGATTACATGCAAACTGGTCATTACACACGAAAATGGTGAGGTAACTAGTTCTACTTCTACCGTAAGTAAATATGATAAAAACGGTGAGATCACAAAAGATTACAATGATGTTATCGCAGCGACTCCAGTCGAAAAAATTAATAAGAACACGGAAGAACGCGAACAACGTCATAAAGACAATAGACTTAATGACAAACGCAAACAAGCAGAACGAGAAGCGGCTAGAAAACTAGAACAACTGTTTAACGCAAAACTTGAAGTGTTTGAGATAGAATCTATAAAGAGTTCTACAAACAGAAAAGCAAAATCAAAAATTCGTAGATCTAAAAATCAGTATGAAATGATGGCATATGCTATTATGTTGATCCAAGAAGAAGATGCAAAGAATGAGTCCAAGTAAAGGTTTTGTACTAGTCGCATCAAAAAAGATCGCGTTCTACTACTCCGCATGTAACTTGATGGAATGCATCAAAGATTATATGCCAGATGCAAATGTTACACTCTTCTGTTCACCAGAATTCAAAGACCACAGATGTGCAGACTTTGATCAGGTGTTTGATGTAGAAAATCCAGACTTCCTTCGAGAAAAATTATATGGTATGGCAAATTCACCATATGACATTACCATGTATATGGACGCAGATGGAGAAGTTGTACACGAAGATATCGCAACAGTATTTGACCAGTTGGAAGACTGTGATATGAAGTTTGTGGTATTGAAAGACGATCCTATATCACTCAAGTCATTTGTTGAAAAAGACTTTCAGTGTAATGGCGTCAAAGAAACAATGACATTGTGCGGTGGGGTTTGTTTGTACGATATGAGAAACCCTCTTGTTCGAGACTTTATGCAAGACTGGTACAAGATGTTTTGGATACAAGAACATAGACATACTGTTCCAGTAAACATGCATTGGTGGAAAGATCATGGAATAAAATCCTCTATGTTGAGATGGGATCAGTTTACACTGTGGTGGTTGACAAATAAAATACCTAAATATAAAGACCTAAAGATTGGAGAGTTCGACGATAACTATAGGTGGAATTGGTTTACTAGTTTTAAAAGAACGCCTGATGGTAAATTTAATTTGGTAAAAAAAGATCCAGTGTTTATTCATCATTCGTCAACTATGAATAAGACAGTAGACCAGTTTAAAAACGAGGTTAAATTATGAAAGATGTTAAAATAAACAATCAAAGTGTTTTAGATGCTTTAAACGAATACAAGGATTGGTTGGTTCCAAAATTTCACAACGGTGAGATGGCCAAAGATCTAGTTCTCCACTGCAAGGATCAAGAAAGAGATCGATGGTTGGACGACGGATATCTAGAAAGACAGATGGCAAAAGGTAGAGGTCACGAAGGGTTTCCAGAATCTATGCAAGTCTTTCATGGTACGATGCCAGATGGTGCTGGTGCGATGGATCAAATAATGGTTCCATACAGAGATAAAGGCGAAGAATTAAATAAAAAATTGATGACAGAGTTATCTGCAAGAAAAAATACATTGGTAACATGTTATCCCCCTGGCGGATGGATCTCTTGGCATAACAACGCAAATGCGTCTGGATATAATGTTCTATTTACATGGTCTGAAACTGGTGACGGTTGGTTTGATTATTGGGATATGGAAAAGAAAGAACGTGTTCGTGTTCCAGACGTAAAAGGTTGGCAATGCAAGATGGGTTACTTTGGTTCTTATGATCAACCAGAAAGAGTCTGTTGGCACGCTGCATCTACTGACTGTTTGAGAATAACTTGTGCATACGTATTTGCAGAAGCAGAAACAATCTGGCAGGACGTGGTTGACGACATAGAAGAGAACTGGTAATGTTCAATATAGTTTGTGTTAAGGTTGGCACAAAGTATAAATCAAACGATGTAAATAGACTATATAGAATGGTTGATCTGAATATGGAACTGCCATTCAACTTCTATTGTTTTACAGACGACGAGGAAGGGTTACTCTTACCCATAAAGAAAAAGAGAGTATATGATTTGTCTCTTGACTCTTACTGGTGGAAGATGACAATATTTGACAAGACTATGTGGGATAACAACGAACCAACGTTGTATCTTGACCTTGATGTTATCATACAGAATGATATAACACAGTTATTTGGACTTGTCAACAGTGAACTATTGAGAATAGGTTATATCGGAACAGACGATCTCATTACTAAACATGAGAATGAACTTGGACTGAAATATATGGCCGAAGTTAATTCCTCTGTTATGTTATTTCATCCACAAGACATGCACTTTATATACAAGAAGTTTATCAAAGATGCAACCTATAATATGGAAGAATATTTTGGAATGGACAGATATCTAACTGCCGTTCATCCATATGATATGACACATTTTAAATACTGGCAAGACTGGTATTCCGCATGGAAAGCATATCCAGCCTCACATAAGGAGAAAAAATCTCCTTGGCAAACAATGCAAACAAGTGATGGTGAAGTTTTGATAATGATGATCCCAGACGCATCTATTTGTATTATGAACGCTCCAACAACTGTCTCATCAAAACAAGAATGGGAAGTCTTTGATCAGGTATTTTCTTTTTATTATAAATAGTAGTCGAGATTATTTTTGTTATAAATAAAGACAACTAGTTTTATAAAGAGATGGATATATGGCACAGTATGAAGACTTAGAAATCGATCAGGGTACAGATATTGCAATCCAGATCGAATTGGACACCTACGAAGGTACAAACAAAGATCTAACAAATCACTCAGTAGCCGCAAAAATGAAACGCGGATTTAATAGTGATTCTGATAATACCCAAGCATTCAACGCGATTATTAACAATCCATCTACTGGTGGATCTATAACTCTTTCTCTAACAAACTCACAGACCGAAGCCTTACAAGTCGGAAGGTATCTTTATGATGTTGAAATTAGTTTCAACGATAGTGACGGTAACACAATCATAGAGAGGGTTCTTGAAGGTGCAATTCGAGTTAAACCTTCTGTAACCAGATAAGAGGTAATCATGGCAGGACAAACCGTCACAATTGTTAAAAGGGTTACAGTTGGTGTTCCAATTAGAACCGTGACTTCTGGTGCATTCTCAGTCACTAACTTGGCAGGGATTAATGTAGCAGGAGTTAAAGAAGGTTCTATGTTGGTATACGACGCGGCTGCCTCTGAATTTCGTGCAGACAGTGACATGTCAAGTGTCTATACGGAAATAAACGGAGGAACTTTCTAAATGGCGATTATTCGTACAAAAAGAAGTACAGGCACTACCGCGCCGGGCGCTAATATCCTCAAAAATGGTGAACTCGCATATACAATGGGTACTGGTACTCAGGGTAATGGTGGCGAAAGACTATTCATTGGTAAAGATTCAAATGGATCTGGATACGCTGCCTCTGCATCAGTAGTCGGTGGTAAATACTTTACAGATATGTTAGATCATGTCGCTGGTGTTAACACTGCATCAAGTGCGTTGATTGTTGACGCAAATAAAAAACTAGACGAATTAAATGTTGACTTTGTATCGATCAATGCAAGTACTGTTGCATCAACTGGTACTAACGACATTAACATCACACCAGCCGCTGGATATTCAGTAACTTTAGACAACCAAGTCAAAGTAGACTCTGACGCGATTACAGGTGTTGGTTCTATTGCGGTTGGTCAGATTACTGGACTTACATCTGATCTAATACCGGCCGCAGACAGTGCGATCAATCTTGGTTCACCTACAAAGAAATGGAAAGAATTATACCTGTCATCAGGAAGTCTTCACATCGGTGAACTTGTTTTCCGTGACCATGATGGACATATATCTGTACAAGATAGTGACGGCGTTGAAGTATTAAATTCAAATGCGATTGCTGGTGGTACTGCCGCAACCTCTACAACTATCGTAGACGGTGACAGATTTGTGATGAACGACAGTGGAACCATGAAACAGGTTACTGTTGAAAACATGGCGGCATACTTTGATGATGAAATCACTGCAATGCCAAATCTTATTACGACTGCGGCAACAACTGTTGGTGCATTAAATTCTGGTTCTATTACATCAGGATTTGGATCTATCAATGTTGGTGCTGATTCGGTCACAACAACTGGTACGATGACTGCTGGTAAAGCGGTAATCGATAATATAACAGTCGATGCAAACACGATAAGTTCTACCAACACAAATGGTAACATTGTTATATCACCAAATGGATCTGGATCAGTCGATGTTGCGACAAGCAAGATTATAGGTGTAGTCGATCCTACAGATTCCGCTGGAGCCGCATCTAAAAATTATGTTGATACAGTTCTTGATCTACAGGACTTAGACATTGTAACAGACAGTGGTACAATTGACGTAGACCTAGATGACGAATCACTTACAATCGCTGGTGGCACTGGTATTGGATCTGTTGGATCTGGTACTACAGTAACACTGAACATAGATGCAACGGTTGCAACTCTTACAGGTAGTCAGACACTTACCAACAAAACTATAACAACACCAACTATATCTGCACCAGTAATTTCCGCTACTGACGCCACGAATGGTGGTACAATCGCATTTAAAGAAGGTACAGATAACGGTACGAATAGAGTTCTTTTACAGGGCCCTGCTTCAACTGCAAACGTGACTGTCACACTTCCTGCCGCAACTGATACATTAGTCGGTAAGGCAACAACAGATACATTTACAAACAAAACATTTGATGCAGACGGAACAGGTAACTCACTTACAAACGTAGAAGTTGCAAACCTTAAATCTGGTGTTCTAGACGCAGACATAACTGCGGTATCCTCAAACGATGATACTTTACCATCTGCAAAAGCAGTTAAAACATATGTCGATGCAAAAACAATAAACGTTGTTGTTGGTGCAGATAGTGACACATTTAATCTACTAGACTCTGATCTGATCTTTGCCGCTGGTGAAGGTCTAGACATTGCACTATCGGGTAATACAGTTACGGTCTCTGGTGAAGATGCAACAGTATCAAACAAAGGTGTTGCATCATTTGCGACTGCAAACTTCACTGTAAGTTCTGGTGCAGTTTCAACTAAAGACATTACGCTCGGTACTACTGCACTTACCGCTGGTGAATCGACTACTGTACTGGCAGGCCTGACACAGATTGATGTAGACAATATAAGAATACTTAACAATACAGTCGGTTCAACAAGTGGTACACTATTCATTGATCCAAACCCGATTGACTCGGATGCTGGTGAAGTGGTTATCCGTGGTAACCTTACAATCCAAGGTACACAAACTGAAATTAGATCTACATCATTAAATGTTAGTGATCTAAACATTGTTCTTGCGGATAGTGCAGGCAATGCTGCGGCCGCAGACGGAGCAGGATTTACAGTC